CGGGCCGGTCCCAAGCTTAGTGTCCCCAACCTGACCGCTGAACAGGTCGTCGGTCGGGACGTGCGCGTCATACGAATCCCACGCCTCGAGCGTTGCCGGCAGGGGAAGAAGTCTGGCGCCTAGTCCTGCATATAGTGTCAGGTTGCGTGCGGGTGCGTATACATCCACCACCCCTCCAGATTCCTGCACCAGATAATGCACGATCGCGGTGGTGATGATCGCGTCACCGATAGCCCCGGCACGGTACACGGCGGTTGCCCCTCCGGTCGAGCGGCCCGGGTAGTACGGCTTGATCTTATGCGGACACGGCACCGACGTCTTGAATAGCTCGCCCGTAAGTTCGTCGGGCAGCATGTACGTCGTACGCGGCCAAAGGTTATTGTCATCGATGCGATGAACACCGGGTGTTTCGTTCTTCCATAATTTCATGGTTTGATATCCTCCCTAAACGTATTTAGCCCGCCAGTTGTTTTTCTGGGCATACTGGACCGAGCGCCTGTCGCACTTCCAAGCACGGGCAATCGCACTGATGCTCATGCCCATGAGATGCTGCTGCTGCCATACGGCGTAGCGACGGGCTACGGTTTCTGGAAGCTTGTTGCCCTTGACTGATCTGTCCACCTTGAGGTCGTCGGGTATGACCGGCTCTTCTGGCTTGCCTGTTACCGCAAGCATAATGTCCTCAAGGCGTTTTCTTGTGACGAATAATTCCTGCTTGATGGCGACCAGAGTCGCCTCCATTACGGTTAGCCTTTCAGCTAGAACCTGTTCGCTTTCTTTCGTGTTCATCTCTTTGGATTTCCTTTGCTATCAGGAGCGACGCATCAACCTGTGCGATTATCGCCCTTAGTTTGTTTATCATCAGGTGGTCTGCCTCATCCCTGCGCTTCACAAGTTTGCGCCGGGATGAGGACAGCATGTCCACCAACCAATCGATCTTCTGGCTCAAGACGTGCGGATGCGAAAGGTTTTCGGATACCGCCGGCTCGGCTTACTCTTCCCTGCGGCGGATAGCGCGATCGCCAACACCTGACTACGGGATCGCGGCTTGCCGCCAGCACCCCGGGCGCTGCCCTTCTTGCGGTTGTCTCTCATCAGTTCCTTGATGTTCTTACCTACGTTCTTACCTAGTGGCATGGTCTACCTCCTTATGCTGTTTCTTCCCCCACGACTCCGTCGAACGCCTGTTCTTCGGCGTGGAAGGTTTTCGTTTGTACCCTAAGCCATGTGGGTTTGGCAAGGGAATTCTTTCCGGTGAAAGACGCCTCCTTGAACATGACGTTGTTCCCCGGGACGCAAGTGATTCGTCCGTTGGCAAGTTCGATGAAGTGATGCGACTTTGTTTGGCTAGGCTCCATGCTATAGGCGTCACCGTAAGGCTCGGCCGTGAACATGTACGATCCCTGCATCCAAGCCTGCCGCGACGCCAGCCACACCTGACAGTCCAGTTCGCGCAGGTAGTCATACTCGATCGTGGTGAAGTTCCAGCCGAAGCAATCCCAACGTTGCGCGTCTCCCAAGGTCCACGGCTCTTCCATTCCGCCCGGGAATGCGAGCGCATGCAGGGGCAGCCCACGGTACAGGGCGCCGCACTTGAGCATGACCGTGCATCCCCAAGCCCGGTGCGGTACCGAGTATAGCCCGAACCAGACAGCATCCTCCCAGCCCTGCTCCTTACCCTGAGAGCAGAACTGGCGGTCCACCATGACGTATTGATGGCGCGGTAGGTTTGCGGCGAAGGTCATTTACGGTCCATCCACATTGCCAATAGCGCAACGCCAATGGCGAACATAAGCATTTCGTTTGGTCCTATATCAATCATGTAGTTTTAACTTTGATAGGGGTTTGAGATTGGCGTGCGGGACAAAGAAGCAGGGCGGATGCTGGCTAAACCTGTACTCATCCTTCTTACCATCCTCGGCGTGAATCCATCCATGAATCGTATAGTCCGGGCAGCGGCCGGATACTGAGACCACGATCCCGGTGTCGTCCGGTCGGATCTTGAGATCCTTCCGGCTCGACCACCGTACCTCTAGGTTAGTGTTCTCGATGTCAGGCACATGAAACGTGTTGACCCCGAATCCCCAATAGATCCCCAGCGTCTTGGCAACCGCAAGCTCGGCGTGTGCGGCCTCGATATGGTATCCCCATAGCTCGCCCACCACCTTCTCGGGGAAGCGCGGGTTACGGCGCATATAGCTCGCTTCAGCATTCCTGCGCATGCCAACGTATCCTGCGACCAGAATCTCGTTGGCGTTGAGCGTGACGTTTATCTCCATGCCGGCCCCGTGATCCATGCCACCAGCGCCCAGCGCGTGCCGAGCAGTGGTGCCTTGGCCTTGTGCTTAATCCAAGACGGGAAGAAGTTTGCCGACCCCTGATGCGTTGACTTCTCAGCCCCATGCCAATCCGCCTCGACGCATAGCCCGCCGCCGACATAATCCTCCGGCCGGGACAGGTTCACGACGCATGTCATCTTGCGGTCGCTGCCGTCGTAGGTATCAAAATGCCACTTAAACTTCTGGAGCGGCCTGTACCTAAGCACCTGCAACTGCTGCATGTCCGATATATCGAACCTGTAGTGTTCCTTGTTAACCTCGGATACAACCGCTGCCAGATAATTGTAGACCCACTGGAAGTGCGGCGACTTGGGCAACCAGCATGACGCGCAGGTGCGGGTGCGGCTTGTCACGCGGCTGCCGTCCTTGGCAAGCACGGGCGCCCGGGTCATGCCGATGATCTCGGCGTCGCGGATAATCATCTCGCATTGCGAGCGGGTGAATACCTCTGGGACCGTTACGGCCGTCAGGATCTTTTGCTTAAACGTTTTTTCTGTTTGCATTTGTTCTTCCTTTCAACGTACTCAGTCAGAAGCTGCTTGAGGGCAATGCCGGCGAGTTCATCGCGGTTATGCTTAATCATGCTAAAACCGAATGCTGCCAGCTTGTCTGCGGTCACTTCGTCAATGTCGAATTTCATTTCGACCATCTTGACCTCACGCTCGCCTAGAAACTTTATCTGTCCCAGTTCGTCCATTGACGTTCCTCTCTGATTCTGTCGAATAGCCAAAATAGAAACGCCACGCCGGCCAAGACAAGCGATAGCGCAACTGAAAATGCAATAATCAGCGCGGCAATGTTTACAGTCATCTCGAGTATGGTTTTAATTAGTTCCATGATTCTTCTTTATTACACGATTGAGGGTTGCTTGGTCAATATCTATTCCGGCCACCTTGCACCAGAATAGGATCACGCCATTGGAGAAATCTTCCACAAGCTTCCTGACAGACTCAACTCGGCGGTAGCAATTGCAGTCCCTGACGTTCTTGCTTCTTGCTCCTGTCGGTTGTATCCCATTCAGGATACCTCGTCTCTGTAGCATCCTTATGTCGTCGATTGCGCGGATGACTATCTCACCGGCAAGTTGCTGAATTCTTGCGTCGTAATCCCCGGATGTTAATTGCGTCGAGACCATTTCTTTTTGTTCTTTCCTGAGCGGTCCTGACACCAGACCGCATACATGTTCCATAATTCTGCCGCATCCCTAGCGGCATCCTTTGTGTCAAACTCATCCTCGATCGAGGGCAATCCGTTTGGCGGTACAGAGCCCCATAGTCTCGGGCCTATCGGTTTGCCCATCAGGGTCTCAAGCTTGTACTTGCCGTTGGCCTGAACCACGCGCACCGGGGTCATCGGATCTCTTCTTCAAGCCTCTTAATGTCCGCCTCGATCTGAGTCCTAAGCTTGCTCATGTCGTTCGACTGTCCGGCATAGTGAATCATGTATGCATCATGGTAACGGTTGAGACCGAAGTGCTGCTCCACGCTGGTCATGCAGTTGTAGACCGGGTCAAGTTCCTGAAGGTCCAGATCACATAGGTGCGCCATAATGTTCATCCATGTCTGCTCGGCAAAATGATTGGGGAACAATCCGATGGGCGGCTGGGCAAAGATACCAGCCACGATCTTTGTCACCACAAAGACACCGGTGTTGACGTAGAACCTTGGCTCGATTTTGTAGCCAAAAGCCTTGGCCAGTGCCGTCATCCCCGGCTTGCGGTCAAGGTAGGCACCCTCGTCAAAGGCGCAGAACTTCTCGACATCCTTGGAGATGTCAGGGCAGTCCAGCGCGACCAACACATCAGCGTCAAGGAAGGTTACGACATCGTAGCCCTTGGTCGTCATCAGGTGCGGGATGATAAGCTTGCTGTATTGAACCGGGTGCGCCAGCGGCTTCTCGATGGAGATAAAGTCCTGTTCGTGCCTGCGGCAATACTCCTCCATGCGCGGCTTGGTCAGCTTTAGAACCTCCAGCCAATCGTCCCCGAAAGCCTGCGTGACCACAACCTTCTTCATGCCACCTCGCAAAGTTGTTCGTCGGCTTCCTCCATGAGAAGCTGCTCGGCAAATTCCAGCAGTTCCGGCTCGGGGTTGGCGATGTCTGCGTCACCGTGGCAAACCGTGATGCGCGAGATCGACATATCGTAAGGCACGTCCGCCATGACGTGTTCTCGGTAGCCCTGCGGCCCGATGTCAATGCGGTGCGTCTTGTAATCGCAATCGCCCCATGCCGTGACTTCGCGGCCTCCCCAGATGAATGTTACTTTGATGTCCTCTATTTTCTTCATAGTCGTGGTACTTCCTTTTTGATTTGCGCCCAAGTAAACAACGCGCGGACCAATGCCCTCTCGAGATGATCCGCTGCTGTTTCCCCGTTATTGTCCGGGCAAGGCGTTGACTTCTGCAACTGCAACATGGCCGTGGACAAGTGACGCATAGCGCGACCTATATGGTAATCATGCACCGGCTTGTCAACATTAAACCACTCTCCATAGGCGGATTTCTCCGAGCCTTTGCCCATAACGCGCCACACTATATCTTCCGCTGCCTTGCCCATGTCTTCTATGGTTGGTGGTGTCATAATTTCATCCCCGGTGGTGTGTATTGCTTTACCCAAGCCCATACTTTGAGTAAAGCAGAAAATGCTTGGTAGGCTTCGCAAATCTCCCGCTCGTCCCAGACCCTTGTGACAATCTTCTCTGGATCATTCGCGGCCAATACAATCGAAACGCAACTAATGCTGGTATCGCCCCAAGCCATCCTGTACGCCGCCAACTGCGCCACGTCCGTCTCGAAAAACGGCTCATAGCGATCGTTGACCTTGCGGTTCTTTAGATCGATGATGCATGTACCGACACCCTTAAGATCCACCAGCGCATCGCACCTGCCGGCATACCCGGCCCCGACCAGCGCCCGCTCGCACCAGTGCGTCTTGGTCACATTCTCGGCCGCCCACTCTTTGAATGTTTTGATATAGGGCGCCATCCGCTCATCCTTGGAAGTCTCCTGACCCATAAGGATCTTTTCCATTTCCTCATGCATCCGGGTGCCATGCTCGGCCGCCTTGGTGGTCTGCTCCTTGGACGCTTTGATCACTCGCTTGGCGTAGCTCTCCAGCGATTCGTCCGGCTCCCTAGCGATATTGATGGACGCCAATAGCACCTGCTCCATCTGCCAGTTGGCAAGCTGCGGTTTCGCCATCGCCGCCAGCACCGACGTCACGCTCGGGTAAAGCCCAAGCTTCCTTGCATCGCCGACGGTCGTGTTGCGCTCCAGACCGGTCTTGCCAATGATTACATGAGCCGACTTGCCCTCGGCATTATACCAATGACCCGCTTGGTCCGTGAAGACCAAGCGGGTTTGGTTTGGCTCTTTCTGTGAAAAAGTAAGAGCCACTAGATTAGAACGGCATCTTTTCGCCGTTTACATCGGTCGCCTTCGCAACCGGTGCATTGCCGGCAAACTCCCGGGACTCGCGGATTTTGCCCTGCAACCATTCCGGCAACTTGGAAAAGTCCCCGGATTCGCCTTGCTCGATCTCGTAATACACATGCTCGTTCTGCGTCTCCGACGGCGCCTTCATGCCCTTGGGCAATTTGGAAGCACCGGCAATGGCGCAGTAGTTCCTGCCCTGCTGGCTTGTCTTGTGGACAAGGGTCAGCATGGCCGGCTTGCCAAGCAGGTTCTTGAGGCTAAACGCCTGAAGTTCCTTGGCGGTAAACGCCTGACCGCGCCACTGCTCCAGAAGCTTGCGAAGGCTTGCGCGTTCGCCAAGCGACCGGGTCTGCTCGATGGATACGATCATCGGCTTGGTCACTTTCGTGGTCTTGCCGTTCTCGGTAACCTCGCCCTCGAGAACCTGATCAGGAAGTTCGAAGGTTAGGCGTACCTTGGGGGACCACTTCTCCTCGCCATCCCAATTGGTTTTCTGGTGACCTAGGTCAACCAAGCTGAACAGAATGCCGACCGTGGCTCCCGCCTCCGGTAACTGACGTTCCGAGTTTTTTGATTCTGCGCTGATGGTTAGTGCCATGTTATACTGTCCTTTCTATTGTATTTTGTTTGGGTTTATTGGGGTTGAAGGTATTACAAATCCCTGTGCCACGGTCGTTGCTACAGGATGGGTAGCCACCACGTCAACAACAAAATTGGGTGGCGCAATGTGACGTGCGATCTCGCAAAGATCATCGGCTTCGACAATGGCAAGCCACTTCTTCTCTCCGTTGCGGCGAAAGAAAACCGCCGGGATCTTGCCCTCCGGCGCATCGCCCTTGGCCTGCGCCATCCACTGCTCCGGCTTAATCTGCTGGCAGCGCTTCACTTCGCAGTGAAAGGGAAAGTTGGCGCACACCACGTCGCCCGATCCGCCCTCGGGATCGCCGGCATACTGTTGCGTCCTGCGGGCCTTCTGCCATCCCTGCTCCCGCAGGTATGAGGCGAACTCCCGCTCGCCGGCCGCTCCCTTGCGTCGTGAATTTATTTTTCCCATATGGACTCCATTAAGGTTAGGTTGATGTCTCCGTTCTGGTCTGTGTCAAATTTGATATAGGCGTTGGGGTGTTTGGTGGTAAATTTGACCGCCTCCTCGAAAGCCCTGCTTGTGATGGTGATCGACCTTGACTCGTTGTCCAAACACATGGACATCACGATCATGTTGAGCATGGATATAAGGTCGCTCTTCCGCATCGCGGAAAGGTCGGAAATCTCTTTGCCCTCCATCCCGGGGACTATGCCAGCCGGGGGGCATTTGTGTCAACGACTTTTTTTAAGCCCAGAATCTTCGTCGAAACACTGTAAAAGACCCGCCCCGGTCATCTTCTTGGCTATATGCGGGTGCTGCCTTAGCCATTCCGCCGCCTGCTCCACCGAGCTACAATGGGCGACCTTATCCTCGAACAGCCGCCAAGCCTGCTTGGGGGTCAGAGATCGTTTATGATGCGCCATGAGGAGCCGGTCTTGGGGTGGCATTTTTTCGTCTTCATGCTGCACTCTTTTGTCTTAAAAATCCAATACAAATCTGCGTCGAGCGCGTAGCAGATAATATAGTCAACATCGCTTGCCGAGTATCGTTTTTTCGCAAAACACCCCGTGCCGGTGCAGAATCGGTAGAACACCCTGTTGCGCTCGGTGCCTTGCGTTGACTTCACCTGTATGCGAAAGAAGTTCCCGTTCTTCTCGGCCACAAGGTCGTACCCCGAGAAATCCTCGACAGGAGTAAGCACGTTGTAGCCGTTGCGGAACAATGCCGCGATGACCTTGGCGACACCTACCGCACCAATCTGCCTGTTCCCCAGCCTCATTTCTTGTGTTGACTCCATTTCATTTTTTTATATTCTAGCCCTAATGAAAGCAACCTTAATTCTACTGTTAACAACCTCGGCACTATTCGCATGGGACGGCGAGGAGGAGTCCAACCGTCTCCTCGCCGAGACCAAGGCTAAAACCGAGGCGCTCTACGAAAGCCGCAGAAAGTCGGAAGAAATTACAGCGAACTTCACCGGGTCCATGGTCGGCGGGAACGGCGCCACCCTGAGCCGCAATACGGCAATAACAGGAGACGGCCAATATGTTTCCTTTGATGGCAAGGGTTTCGCTACAACTGGAAAATACTACGGGCATAGCAGGAATCAGAATTGGGGTAACGCTGAATACGTTGTGAGGTCTGGCAGCATTTACTACGGGTCGTCTTTGGTATGGCAAACTCAGGGGGCATTCTTCAGGCTTAACGATGCCAAGCCGTCCTATGTGGTTACTTCGCCCGGGGTATCCGCTTCTATGCGGAAGCCCTGAACTGTCCGAAGGCAGCATTGCGATTCATCACCCGGTTTTCTAGTCCCGGGTAAAACTTATCGCGCCTTGCGTCTTTTGCCTTTAGCCGGCGCTCGTAATTCAACTGCTCGAGGCTCACCCTGCGCATTAGGTCGGCGGGGTTTTCCTGTTTCAGTTTATCCAGCGTTACCGGACCAAGCACGCCGTCGTCCTTTAATCCCATTGCCCTCTGTAGAAATTTTACCGATCCCGTCGGACCGCGATTAAAGGCTAGATCCTGAAAGAAAGGCCGGTAAGTTTCTGGCAACTTGGACGTAACCGGCTCGGTGTATTTCACGATATAATTAAGCGCATAAGCCTCGCGCTCTTCCGGCGGCAGATCGCGCAAAGTCTTTGCGGCCTCGGGATGATACTTGTCGTTTATACCGGCCACCTCGTAAGTCCCGCCCATGTCTCCGCTCGGCAGAGGGTAAACGGCTAGATTGCCCTGCTTGTCGCGGCGAGCCTCCCAATTAAGGGTCTTCTTGGCTGCGTCGAAAAGACTGCCCGAGAACACGCCGCCGTCGGTGTCAGGCATCTTGGGTCCAACAAACGACGGTGAGGATTCGATTGAGCTTCTTATTTGTCTTTGCATAATGTCTCCTTCCAGATCCTTGAACCTTGCAGCAGACCGCATTCTCTCTGCGATGTCAACCTTTTGCTGTGCCTTCTCCCCGCCGGCCCAACTTCCGCTTGCCATGTCCGAGAAACCAAAATACTTCTTACCTACCTCATCCCTGATGGCGTCGTTGGTAACCCTTTCGTCAATCTTTTTGGGCAACCTCGAGGACAGTTGCGGGGCGGCCATTATCGTCCCTCCACGTCTCGCCTGACCATCTCCTGTTTAAGTTCTTCCGCGAAGGCGGCCATGTCAGGGTCATCTGTATCGCTCGCAATCGTGGACAGCGATCCGATAAGCCCCGAAGCCCGGGAGATTGGCTTGTCGATATTGCTTGCCAGCCATTCGACGAATCTAGGATTTGTATAGAGTCTGCCAGCTTGCTTGGCCCCGATAAGAGTTAAAATCACGCCGCTTGCAAAACCAAACTTTCCAGACATAACTCCACCGCCAATAGCCATGGCTGAACCAATAGCTCCACCAGCAGCCGCAGTCCCCGGGGGGTTAGCAAGAACCTGAGAAGCTTTGTCGATCTTGTCTGCAACTACCGCAATTTTCTGCAAATCCTGCTGATATTTACTTCCGAAACGGCCGAATAGAACCTGCTTGGAAGCTTTGTCTAGCTTATTGTAATTGGTTAGAAAAGTTCGGCTGCTGAATAGCTCGCCGGTTTCGTCCTGCATCCCCGGGGCAACTCGACCCATGCGGTTGACAAATGCAGACACCACGGCTTTTTGGTCATCCTTCGGTATTGACCGCAACATCGCTGTAAGCTTGGTCGGGCCTTCAGCAGCATTGCTAAGAATATTGCGATAAATTTCGTCTGGGTTGTTACGGCTAAGGGTATCCTGAACCATATCCATCCGGTCGTGAAATGCGCGGGTAAAGTTATTTGCCCTATCAAATGCTTGCTTTGTTTTATCGAATCTAGAAACGGCCGAATCAAAATCTTCCGAAAGCGCTTTATATAGAGCCTTAACCTGCGCCCGGGGGAAGTCTGGCGTAAGGTCAACACTTGAAAGTTTCTCTCCAGCCCAAGACCTAAGATCGCGCATGGTAGAAAGAGGTATTTCGCCTGCCTCGTTTTTGCCGCCTGCAATTGCGTCTTGTATCGACATTAACTGCTTATTGCCAAGCTCGGTCCTAAGCTCTGGAGTATCCCTAAATCTTTGAAGCACGTCATCAAGCGCTTGCTGCGTGCGAGTGGGTGGTATGCGCACAAGAGCCGGAGGGATTAAGGAATCGGCCTTGTCGTAAAGCGCTTTTTGCGTGGCCCTTGCACGTGGCACAAAAACTTCTGTGAATCCCTTCTTGGCGCCACGACCCACAATATATGGTTCTTTAACTTTTGAAATCTGACCGCGAAGTTCTTGTACCCTTTCGCCAATCTCCTGTTGTTGTGTAAATGCCTTTTCCCGCATTGTAGCAAGGGCGGTGGGGAATCTTCCGGCCGTGCTTTCAATTTGCTGGATATTTGCGGAACCTGTCATCTGACCAACAGAAGGAGTTGTCCCTGCTGCCCTAAACTCTTCAAGAGTCTTGGCAAGTTCTGCCTGAGATTTCCCACCCCTAAATAACCGGATCGCTGCTGCGCGAGTAGGTTCTGTCGCACCAGCCAAAGACATTGCAGCAACTGGTAGCCCTCTAACACCAAACTCTTTGGCTTTTCTACCAACTTCTGCCATGCGGGCAGCCGAACCCGGCGCCAATCCTCCAACCAGCGTTGCAACAGTCTGACCCACAGGTCCGACATCCTGCTCTTCCGCAAGCGCACCTGCGGCAGCGCCAGAAACCGCTGAAGCCCCCTGAACAACTGGAGACCTAGCAAGTTCTTTACCAACTTCGCGAAGAGCTGGGCTTTTCGCTGCCGTCATGAGCATGCGTCCAGCCTGAATTCCCGGGATGGCTGCGGTCGCGCCTTGAATAACTCTTTCCTGCAAGCGCTCTGCGCCAGTTTCAGGCTTAGGCAATCCAATTGCAGTTTTGGCTTCTTCCAGAATATCGTTAACGCTTCTCGCGTTCGGATCTCCGCTAAGGGCCTTGTAAATTTCTGATCCAATATTTGTAATAAGACCAGAAACTCCTCCGGCCCTTGCTCCAGCCGCTGCGCCTCCAGCTATACCTACGGGTCCAAGCGGAACACCAAGAAGACCACCACCAACCGCACCGGCCGCCATCCCGACAGTTTCAGGGGTTGCGGCAGCCCTAGCCATTAGGCCAAGCTGTCTGGCAACTCCTTCGCCAAAGGTGCGGTCCTTGGCGCCATCCATAGGCTCAGAACCCGCGCGAGCCTCTTGCTCAGGAGCAGTTTCTTGTCCTGTAAGCTGCGCAATTTCCTGTTCGGTTACCTCTCTTAAAGCCATAAATATTAATCTGGAAGTAGTTGCAGGATTCTACCATTAATATTTATATAATCGTAGTCTTTTCTTCCGGCGGCTCTGGCTGAAGCCTCGTCTGGATAGGTTTCAAGAGTCGGTGCTATTTGGCTTCTTTGTGGTGCGTTTCGCCTTGGACCCTCTACTCCCTGATCCCAATTCTTTAATTTAACAAACTCACTTGAAAGACGTGGTCCGGCAGTTTCTAAATCAGCAGGATCTGAGTATGCATCGAATACTTGCTGAAGATTATTGACCTCATATCCTGCAATTCTGGCCCTTCCAGTGAAATCCTTCTTAACAATTCTTCCCATTTCCTGCAAGCGATCTCTGGCAAAAACGTTGATAAAGTCGGTTGGGTTTCTGATGGCGTCCAATAGGAATGCCCGCTCCGAATCCGTCATCGGGCCTCCTCCGGTTACTGGCACCCTAAGTGCGGCAACAAGCGGAGTCCTGATCAGGTCGGCCCTTTGCTTAATTCTTGCAAGTTCAATTCCCTTCACATTTCCCTCAAGCGAGCTTTTGGTAATCCTGTCAGCCTCATCCGCAAGAGCAAGGAGGCTATTGATACCATTCATTGTGTTCACCATCTCTGCGGTCCTTCCACGCATATCAACGGCAGCTTTCTCGTCACGTGCCAATCCATTTAGGCCGGGGACTTTTAGCGTATTTTCAAGCTCTCTCTTAGACTGCATGTCCCACCAAGGCTTGAGTTGTTTTGCTGCTGCAACCTTTGCGGCAGCCTCTTCGGGAGTCTTTGAGTTTTTAATGTCCTGATCAACTTCTAAATTCTTTCTCCAAGTCTGATTGTATCTTCGGTTAATAACTGAATCCGTGTCTCCAGCCGGTGCAGTACCGTAAAATTCGCCCAAGTTAACTGATCCCTGCAAGCCTTCGCGCTGCTTGCGTATTGCCTCAATTTCTCCACCCATTCTCGCAATTCTTGCGCGGGCAATATCCTGCTCCTCAAGCAATTTTTGCCCTGTTGAAATAGCGATGTCTTCCGGCATGACTGGTCCGGCAGATCCGGCAGGCAATGGAGTTGCGGCAGCCCGGACATTTTCAGCCCGAGTCCCGAGCCTTTCAAACAACCCCCTTTGCGATGCTAAATCTTGTTCTGCTTTAAGAGATCTTTCGGCGAGTTCTCCGGCTCTCTGAATTTGAGCCTCTGGGCTTTCAAGAAGCTTCTTTTGCAAATCAAGTTGTTTGATTTGACGATCAATAATCTCCGCTTCTAGCTTCGCTTTTTTTTGCTCTCTATAATTCCTGATGTCATCCATCTGCCACGGAAGTGGGATAAGCGGATCTTTTGGATCAAGTGCCATAAATTTCTTTTATTTTACCATCCATCCACTTGCGGATAAGTCGCTTTACTTTCGGCATGTTTTTGATTGATTTAGCAATCTTTTCGCCGTGCTTAATGTAGTAGTTTCTCAAGTTATCAGATGCTTTTGTAAGCATCCATTCGCGGAACATCATCCAACGAGGATTGTCTTCCCCGTAAACCTCTCTGGCAACCCAGCACAGAATTCCTGCACTCGCAAGCCCGCTGAATCCTTGCCCCAAGCTGCCAATACCAGAAGCAACCTGCCCGAAAGCTTGGAACGGACTTGTGTAGGTGCTGGCAATCGCACCGACCTGAGATCCATACATGCTCGCTTGCGCATTCTGCATCGTGTTATAGATGCTGGCCGCATTGCCTGCAAGCTGAACCGGAATCTCAGGGTTTGCGGTCTGATAGAACGGAACCTGATTGGCCTGCACGTTGAACTGCCCGGGTTGGGCCACGTTGGCGTTGATATAGTTCTGGAACTGCGCCTGCTGTTGTCCTATGCGCTGCTGGGCGAGGTTTGCCAAGCTTGGGCCACCCGCCAAGAAGCCTGAAGCAGCGCCAAGACGTTCGCGGGTGAGGGCATCGCGGAAGGCAAGATCGCGCTGCAAGGCGCCGCCGGTCGTGTCGCCGGAAGCCAAGAATAGCTGCGCCGCCCCGTAACGCGCAAGCTTGCGTTGTTCCCCGGCGGCACCGATCTGCGCCGCCTCCTGCACTGCCGGTCCAAGACCGAAGATGTTGCCACGGGCGGTCTGGGCGGCACGCACGGCCTGCTCGTATCCACGCCTTTCCTCGGCTCCCAAGGTCGAGCCAAGGCGAAGCTGGTTGAGTGCTTCCTGCTCGATGGTGTTGCGAAGTTGCTCGGTCTGCGGAGTCGTCGTTGCAGGCAACTCTTCCGTCGCAAGCTGACGATAGCGTTGGCCGAGACCAACTGCGGTCTTGTATGATTCGGGGTCGATCTGCCTGAGTTGTTCGCCAGCACGCTCTTCGGGCAGCTTGACGAATTCTCGGAAAGATGTTATCTCCTTTAGGCCATCTTCGCTGTCGGGTGTTATTGGCTTATAGTTCTTAACCTGATCGCTCGCCTTTGTTACCGCACCCTGCACGCTGGCAAGGTCTGATTTTAGCTGGTCAATGGATACCTTGGCGGACGTGCGGCGAGGATCTCCCGACGGCAAACCATCCAGCAATTCCTCCGAGGCCGCAAGCCGGCTTTGGATGCCTGCAATCTGTGCTGTCCCGTCTTCGACAATGCGGTTCAGTCGGCCGAGACGTGTGGAGTTGTAGTCGTCCAGAATCTGTTGGTCGGAAACTTGGAAGTTGAGTCTGGACGAAAGATCGGATGCCCCGTAGTTTCTGCCAGAGCTAAGTTGTGTTAGTGTCTGATTCAAGTCTGTACCGCTCCCGCGACGCATTCCGCCAGAAAGGCCAGCAATCTGCTCTGCAAGCGTATTATATGATCCTTCGCGATTATAGATCGCATCCTGCAATTCGGTCTGCGCCGAAAGAAGCTGCGAAAGTGTTTTGTCGTATTCGGCATTCTTTTTTACATTTGTAGAAGGTACGCTTACCTCTCCTACAGGCGTCCTGTATCCTCTGGCCCCGTACTTATATACTTTCTCTTTGCCTGTTTTTGTTTCAACACTAAAACTTTCCATTTCTGAAAGTTTTGTATTTAAGTCTGTTACCTTTTTGCGAAGCTCTTCTACGCTTGCCATACTAAATCTCGCCCTTCTTGTATTTTTCCGTGGTAATCTTCTTCGCCGCCTCGTTCCTAGCAATAACATCTTCGATATTCGTGCTAAACGCAGGCGCACCTATGGCAGGAGTAATTCCCGGGGTGTAGCTCGCGGCAGGAACTCCGCCACCGCCCATCATAACCTGCGGCTCGACGCTTCCGTACGGAGTAGATCCATAGAGACGCTCGAACTGGCGGGTATACTGATCGCCAAGCGCACGGTTTAGGGCAAAAGCCTGCGGGCTATACTCGTACTGCCGGCGAAGTGATTCAAGCGTACGCTGCGGTCCGTACTGGCGCTCGATCTGTAGACCAGCCTGCACCTGAGCCAACTGGTCGGCTGCCTGCAATTGGCGCTCTAACTGGCGCTGTTCTGGCTGATACTTGATCCGAAGCGCATTTTCCAAGGCAGCGATGTCCGGTGCCTTTTCAATGTAGGTTTCGAGCGAGGAACGATAAAATAGCGCATTAGCCTGCGCCGACTTCATGGGGTCGGGAGGGGGAGGAGGCGCCGGGATGGATGGTCCGCCGCCCATTAGCTTAGTGCCTTTCGCATAAAATTGTAGTAATCGTACTCCTTGTATGTGCCGTTGCGCTTAAAGGTGATCCTCCTGCGCGGACCGAATCTATCCCAAAGTATACTCAGCAGGCATTTGAGAGCCTTGCGGCTCAGGGGGTTAGTTTTACCATCAATTGAGCATACGGTCAAGTCAACGAACACACTCTCTCCGGCTTCGTCATGTTCATAAGGCTCAGGGGCTTCCATGCCCTTAATGCACCTAGCAATGGCTACCCCGGCAACCTCATCCCCATCCTTGGCCACCCCAACCAATCCACGCTCGGAGTGCCAATCAAACCATTCCCTAAAGGTTGGCCAAGTTGACTCAGGCACGCCGGAAGCCTCTATAAACTCCACAGCCGTCACGAGATGTTCTTCTGCACCTCAATGGTGTCAGGATTGGCCGCAGCCGTGATCTGGCGGATGGCAAGCTTGTTGGCGGCAGATTGGATTTTGATGTTCAGCAATCGCCATTTCTGGTATGTCCGAAGATCGCTGGCAAGCCTTTTCTTGACCGAGGATGGCAACTGAGCCGGGAGAACAAAGGGCAAGGTTAGGGCGGCACTGGAGATGTTGAGGTTTGGCTGAACGTCAATATCGCCAACATCAATATCCCGCTGGATGGAGATGGTCGTATCGGTCGAAAATGAATCGTCGAAAATAACCTCAAAATGACTTCCATATTTTACCGCAAATGGATCGCCGAAATTAAAGTCCTTTGTTCGGACATAAGACTCGTAGTTAAACACGCCGGTTGATGTCGTTGTGGTCGTCCCAGAGGTTGTGGTGTAAACTCCAAAATCCTGATAATCTTCGGTTGTGACCTGTGCCGGAGTCTTGTATCCGCTATACTTGGTAATCTGCCCCGTTGTCAATTTCATCATCAACCGCAAGCCTTGGTCTTGGAAATTGGTCAAAGCAAACTGCATGACATTCGGAGTCCATGTTCCCTCAAATGCGCCCAAGACCGTGTTGTAAACAATGATGGTATCGTTAAAATCGTTCGATGCGGTGGGTATCGCAAGGAAGTAGCGGTTGTCGTAAAAATGGGCAGTAGCTATGCCTATCTTGGCAACGTTGATTTCCTGAATCACATCCTTGACGACTTCGGACAATGGCAGACCTACCGAGGTGAAATCGTCCGCCGCAGACCGGACCAGAGAGCGGATGCCGTCATCAGAAAGGAAGAAAATGTCGGAATTGACCTGTACGGCAGAAGCATCCGCCACGCATCCGGTGTTGTTTGAAATTAACTCAACCGTCCAATCAGCCGCAGTAGTTGCATCCGGAGGTATTGTTACTTGGAATATGCGCCTCTTTTTGAATACAATAATTC